CAATTCCTTGATTGCCTCAGCAACACCATAAACCTCGATAGCAATACGATCAGCCATAATTTGCCAAGCGTACTATCACCTGCGTTGCGATTTACGCATTGCCTCATGTCGATGCTTCAGATATTTCAGCATCACAGTGATCATTTGATCATCTTCCTCATACAAAAACACTGGAGGAATGTGATACTCAAATGCGAGATGTGCAATTACCCAGTGGGCTGAGTCGTCTCCGAGTTTGGGTTATCACGACCCATCAATTGCTCAACAGTCTTTTCTTTTTGTTCTTCCTCACGGATTTCGACATTCTCAACAGTGTTGATCCAATCAGGATCAAACTTCATTGCAGTCTTACGAACACGGGTAAGTGAATGCCAACACAGCCAAGCCAAATCAGTGATGCGCAAATCTTGTTCTAGTTTGGCAACGCTGCGTGACCATGTGCGCTCAAATGCAACAAAATCAGCAAACACTGCATCGCAGTTTTCATGTGTTCCATCATTGAACACAACCTTCAGCGCAATTTTCATGCGTGACTCCTTCTAGGTTTATTGATTGAAATTGTTACGAGGTTGCCTTAGCCAAAGTTCCACCAGTGAACGAAAGCGAGGTCATCGCCATCTCACCAACAGACGCAGACACTGGCGTGTGTGAAGCAAGGAAAGTTCCAGTCAGCGTGTAAGACGGATTCGTTGCAGACACAGCATCAGAAGTCGGCTTGATCACAACGGTCGTGGTCGTACCAACCAACGGATAGATCGTTGCCTCGGTCTTGGTTGCAGCAAAGTCCTGCATCAGATCGATATTGCACGACACATTCTGCAAACCACCAACGAAGGTGTGACCACCAGAGCCAAAAGCAGTCGATTCGACCGAATCAACCTCATACACAAGTTCAACATTGTTCGCATAGGTGCTGAGATCAACGGAGTTGATCGTGATGCTTGCGTTGGTAAGAACAACCTTTGCCATGACTATTTTTCCTGTTCACTCGTTACTTGCTTGGAAACTTTGCTACTGACTTCAGCGAGATGACCTGCCTCGATCAACGCCTCAACATTACACCCTTCAAGCACTTTGCTGTCCACAGTCTCACCCTGCGATGCAAGTGCGAAGTTGTCACTCAAAACTTTGTAGGTTGCCATATTTACTCCTATGCGTGAACTGTAACAGATGCCTGAATCTGAAGAAACTCTGCGTCATTGACACTCAGACTTGTTATGTCCATCGCTGATGGTACTACTAAAGTCTGCACAACTCCACCTAGTGTCGTATCTGCTTCCAATGTGGCACGAATACTAGATGCACCACTGTAAGACAAATACGCATCAAGCGTAGCGTGTGCCGTGCGATCCACATATCGACCAACGACCACAAAAATCACCCAATCCATCAGCACATCTCCACCCTGAAATGCAGAGTGATAACGCACACCAGTCAGAACAGGGTATGCGAACGGTGGATTTACCTGTTCGGGCTGATAAGTAAAGGTGCGCAAACCAGAGATAGTTCCCAGTCGTGTAGCCAACCCTGTAGCAACCTGAGCAACAGTTGCAGCCATCAGATCACACCAAACAGAACAAATTGATTCAACAGGTCACGCACATCTGGATCAATCGCCCTAACGGTGATTGCCATATCAGCGAAACCAACCACACCCAATGCAGCATTTAGACGAGCAAACTGTCGCATAGCGAGCAACACACACGCTTGATTCACATCAGATGGCACTGCATTCCAACCCCATTGAGCAGTCACCTGCACCGTTGGGAAAGATGGGGTTACTTCCAGTGGGAATGTTTGACCACCAACCATACGGGCATGAGTGTACGGATAGCCACGCAACGCAGCGTCAGTTGGCTCCAGAATGTAATCGACACCTTGCGTCAAGGTTGTTGCATAAGTTCCATCTGCATTCGTATCGATCTTGATTGTGATACTGGTGCTTGAAACATCACGAGGGAATGCGACCAGATACTCATTGATTGGGTAAATGTTCACTGCCGTTGCTGAGGTTTTGTAAAACCAGCGACCACAGTAACCATCGATTCTCCGTGACGCTGATTCGATTGCTCGCTCTAGCAAGGTGTCATCAACACTGTCTGTTAGACGAAGCGCAGCCTTCACTTCAGCGAGGGTTGCGTAACCATTCGTGATTGCCATTTCAGACCTTGCGCTTTCTCACAACCTTTGGCATGACAGCCTTCTCATCAGGTTCGACAGATGCAGTCTCAACAAACTCTGCCTCATATCCGAACTCACGCAAAGCCTCATCTACAGCCTTGACTCGATCCTTCAATCCTCGGCGCACATAACCTTCACGCTCAACTAACAATGATTCTATTTGCTTATTCATTTCACACTCTCCAAAATGCAAATGGTGCTGGCAGTCGAAAGACTACCAGCACCACTGCAATTGTTTTCTGAATCAGGTTCAGAAGGTTGGCGTGACCAAACCCGTTCCGTTGATCTGAGCCCAAGCGTTCGGGTAACGGTTTGCAGTGAAGGCTGCGTAACCGTACACGATCATCTGAACATCGAGTTCAGAACCCTTTGGCTGCTCAAATCGGAGCATCATCGGCTCGCCAGAACCCTGTTCCCACAGGTGAAGTTCCTGAGCGTTACCGATGTAGATGGTGTCCTGATTCGTGCCAGCACCCTGAACAATCGAAACCGTTGCGTCAGTGACAACTGGGAGTCCAGCAATGCTGTAGCCCGAATTGCCGTACTGCACTGATCCCGAACCGTACGAGACTGGATTCATCGCAACTGGAGTCGGAACTGCCAGTGGGCGATTGCTCGAGTCGAGTGCTGCAAGAATCCAAGCCAAACGGCGTGGGTGCATCACGATGACATTCGGACCTGCAAAGAAGGTCGTCTGAACCTTCTGAATTGCATCCAACAGTTTTGGATACAGTTCGGCAACCGTTGGCGAGGCATCGGTGTAGGTGACCGACTGACCAGCCGAAGCCAGCAGTTCAGCAACCACTGCAGTGTTCAGCGAAGTGTGGTATGCAGAAACAAGGTCTGCCATCACCAGTGCATCAACACCAGTGCCACGCTCCAAAGCCTGACGGCTCACATTCTGCTGACCAGCGTAGGTGTTCACCGAAATGTCCAACTTGGTGTCATCCATGTTGGTCTCGGAAACAGCAGCGCCTTCCGTCTGTGCAGCGACCGAAGAACCAGTCGTGACCTTGCTGATGCTGAGGGTAAGACCAGCAGCAGGAAGTTGATGCTTGCGAGCAATGTCAGCCGTTGGGCGACCAGCACGAGCAAACGGTGCAGCGAGATCGGTGAGGTACTGAGGAACGATGAGTCCAGCAAAGTTTGCGCTGGTCACATCACGGCGTTCGACCTTTTCCTCATTCATGTGACGAGCAAGACGCTCACGAGCAGCGAAATCGCCACTGAACTGTGCAGCGTATGCGTCAGCGATAAACGAGTGATCGCTGTTTGGCGAGTAGGTGCGAGCCTCAGTCTTGACAACTGCTGGCGATGCAACCTGATCGAACTTCTTTTCCTTGCGCAACTCGGCAGCCTCAGCAGAACGCTTTTCCAATTCAACATGGGTTGCGATCTGATCATCCAACGAACGAACTTCATCGAGCGATGCAGCAATGGCAGCATCTTCCTCGGTGGAGAGTTCACGAGCCTCAGCCTGAGCAGCCTCGACAATGGCTTCTGCCTTTGCCAATGCAGCGTCACGCTTTTCGATAAGTGACTTGCTAAACATTTTTGACCTCCATAGATCAAAATAGATGTGGATATTCCTTCAGTGTTAGGAGGTCAGTGATCCTGCAGAGATCGGCTGTCTAACGGCTGCGAAGTTTCTGCAATGCGATTTGCGACTTGCGCAAAGCCAAAGTAGAAACTGGCTCAACCGTAACAGGCGTTTGACGATTGCGCAACTCTGCAACCGTTTGCTCATACGCTGGAAATGTCACAACGCTCACATCAAACAACTGCACCTCACGCAATTCACGAACACTGCGATCAGCATTCCATGAATCCTTGACAGTACGAAATGCGAAGGACATTTGTGACAAATCGCCACGCTTCATGGCAGACATGATTCGTGCAGCATCAGGATTCATCGGATCGAGTTCAGCCTCAACTCGCAATCCACGCTCATCTTCTTCCAATGCCAGTGTGCCACTCTTGGAACGAGCCAACGGCACACCTTCATGATCGATAAGCAATCGAACATCTGCACCATCGTTCAGCGTCTTTGAGAATGCACCACGCTTTACATATTCAGTGAAACCCATGAACTCAGATGGTGAATCCCACACTGCAGCATAACCAATCAGGGTGCGACCATCATTTTCTGCACGAACTTCAAGATTTGAGTAA